GATTTCGTGGATGGTGTCACATCCGATCCCAGTAAGGATTATAACTCTTTTATTGATAGTCTTCAACTTCTTGATAAACAGGGTTCCAATATTAATCGTCTTACCACTGCTGCTGTTGGCATTAGTGCTGAAGGTGGTGAGTTTATGGAAATCGTTAAGAAGATGGTGTTTCAGGGAAAACCTTGGAATGACGACAATAGAGAGCATCTTATTATTGAGTTGGGTGATGTTCTCTGGTATGTTGCACAAGCTTGTATGGCTCTTGAAGTATCATTCGATGACGTAGTTGCAGGTAATGTAGAGAAGTTGAAGAAGAGATATCCTGGTGGAGAGTTTAATGTATATCATTCAGAAAATCGTGCTGCAGGTGACAGATGAATATAAAATTAATTAAAATGTGGACTGGCGAAGATGTAATCGCTGATTTAGTTAAAGAGACAGATGACACTATTGTAATTACAAATCCTATTGTTGTAGTTCCTTCTGGACAACAAGGACAGATAGGACTTGCTCCTTGGTCTCCTATTCTTAAGGCTAAGGATGTTGAGTTGGAAGTTACTAAAAGATATGTTGTTTACATAAATGAACCACAGGAAGAGTTTGTTTCTAACTATAGACAAATGTTCTCTGGAATTGCTACACCTACAAAAAAACTCATTCTTTGATAAATAGCTAGCAGTTCTTCGGAATTGCTATGGCAACAAACGCAGTTGAAACCGCAAAACAAGAAAATGGTTCTAGAGTGTTCTTTGAATCTGTAATAGAAAAGAATAAAATACCAAATGACACTGAGATGTTAAAGGTGTATGATGGATATGATGAATCTTGGTTTGAAACATATTCAAAACAAGTTAATGCATTAAGGGGATTTTTAGGTAGTAAGGGGTATGTTTATTCCAGAGATAAAGGAATAATGCCTTATATTGAACAAATAGCAAAAACAAAATGTGGTGTATCTGTAAAGGATAGATGGAATCCTATGGATATTGTTGTTGTCAGAAAGAATATGGAGACTGTTGTAAGAGGAACGATAAAAGAAATAACTAATATTGAAGGTATGACTCCTGATGCAAGGTTGGAAGTTTTAAATTCTTATATGAGAAATACCTTAAGGGATAAGGTAATGGTAGGTGTATCTTTAAAAGCAATATCTCCAAAGAAACTCGTTGCTAGTGCAGAAACTGCTAACATGGCAGAGAAAGGTTCACCTAGAATTGATATAAATCTTCAACCTGGTTCTCTTAAATGTAATCTTACTTTAGGTAAAAAGAAACCTTATCTATTTGATACTGGAGAATTAGCATTTGATTTAGTAACAGAGTCTGGTGGTAGTATTCATGGACAGTCAAGAAACTTCCAATATTCAAAAGCAAGGAATGTTATACAAACTGACTTAACACCAAAAGGAAAAGATGCTGGTGCAAAATTAGGTAAAGTTTCTAGTGTTGCTTTAGATAAATTTTTACAATCTGTTGGAATGACACGTCCACCATCAGCGACAAGTCATCCACGTATACCTCTTGTTGGTAGATGGACTGATTCTGATAAGCGTTATTGGATGGAACTTTGGGATACTTTAAAAACTTCTACAATGATTGATTTTGGGGAAGTTGCTGTATATGAACATAATGTTAAACCTCGTATAGGTTTTAAACATGTTCTTGATTATTCTATTCTGTATGAAGCAAATGAAATGGATAGAAGTTCTGCTGGAAGATTTTCTTCTAAGTTAATTGCATTAGAGTGGGCAAAGATATGGATAGAGATTGCAAGAAAAGGTAAGATGAAGGAATGGTGTACTGCATTATATTATGGTGCGAAGAAAGAATTTTCTTCTAAGAACGGACCATTTTTAAAGATATACTAATGGCATTATCTCCCAGGTTAATAGATGATACACCAGATTATTATGATTTGCCCCAACAAATGAATAATAAGGGTATTCTTTATGAATCATTTTTATATGAAACATTGAAAGATAAAGGATTAATTCCTAGAGGATTTACTCCTGCTGCTTCAGATAGTAATGCACCTGATATTAAATTTATGTGGAAAGGTAATTCATATAATCTGGAAGTTAAATTAGATAAGAGAGCAGACTTTGGGCAGAGTGGATTGAAGTATAAGAATAATAAGTGGAAATTGGATGGAAATAAAGCACCTGCTCATGTATCAATGAGGGAGATGTTAAAAAGAATGGGAATTGAAGACTTTGTTAATTCTAGAGCAGGTTGGGGTGGGCTTGGACAACCAAGATTATTCAAATTAAAGGATGAAGGTATGACTCCCACTTGGGCAGATAAACAAGATGATTATGATAAGTTTCAAGATAAGTATATTCCTATTCCTAATACCACTGTAACTAGTTATTATAAAGGTAAGAATATTAATTATATTCATATTGGTGGATTGGGTACATATTATATGGGAGGTGATCCTGCTCAAATGATTCCATTTACTAATATCCCAAGATTTAAAGCAGATTTAAAATTACGAATTAGGAAGAAGGGTAGTAGTTCTAATCCTAATTATAGATTTAGTCTTGCCCTTTTACTTGCAAGCACACCTAATGAATCAGAATTTGATATATCTGATGATGCTAGTATAGAGATACTTACTTCTAATCAATGATGGAAATTAAAGATTTAATTAAAACATTTGAACCTAGTTCAAGAGGTAGAGAAAAGTTTAAAGAGTTTTGTGCTCATTGTTATCACACCTTTGATAATAGAATAAAAAGTATCAAGTCTAAAAAGATGATAAATAAATATAACATCATGAGAAGAAATACTCTCGAATACATTGCTGCGAATGAAAAGGCAATAATGTTTGAAATCAATAAGCGTAAGTAATGAAAACACTTTCTCAATTTTTATTTGAATCTGCAGCTCAACAGGCACTCCGTCTTGGACTAGAAGGAGATGGTCATGGTGGTTGGTACAAAGATGGTGAGTTTGTAGCAAAGACAGAGAAAGGAAGATTGAAGTTTTATAATAAGAGACAGAGAGGAGGACAAGATCCCCCTCAGAGTGAGAGAGAAAAGAATATATCAAAATCAAGTACGGAAGGAGAACCTGCAACAATACAGTCTCCAGTATCTCCACAACAGATACCTAATCCAGCAGCAGCACAACAACAAGTTGCACCTGCTGAAGATCCTGCTGCACAACAACAAGCTGCTGAACCAGTTTCACCAGCAGATGTAATGGCACCTCCTGAAGTTGAGAAGACTAGAGGAACATTGACTATTGCATTTGGTAGATTTAATCCTCCACATGCAGGACATCAACAGTTAATGGATGTTGCTGCTGGTTCTGCTAGGGATAGTGAAGATAAGAGTGATTATGTTATTGTCCCATCAAGGACTCAGGATAATAAAAAGAATCCATTAGATGTAGATGCTAAGGTTGAATTGATGAAGGGTATGTTCCCACATCATTCTAAGAATATTGTTAATAGTCCTGCTAACAGAACTATCTTTGATGTATTAAAGAAAGCACATACTGATGGTTATGCAAATGTAAGAATAGTTGCTGGACAAGATAGGGTAAATGAATTTGAGAAACTATCTACAAATTATAATGGTGCTCTTTATTCATTTGATAATGTAGAGGTTCTTTCATCAGGTGAAAGGGATCCTGATTCTGATGGTGTAGAAGGAATGTCTGCATCAAGAATGAGACTTGCTGCATCAGAGAATGACTTTAAAACTTTCTCTACTGGATTACCCCCAGAGTATGATAAGAAACAAGCAAAGCAAACATTTGCTGCTGTTCAACAAGCAATGGGTGTAAGTGAAGGATGGGAGATTGCTCCTAAGTTTTATAGTAAGACACTTAGAGAAAATTATGTTGCTGAACAGATATACAAAATTGGAGATATTGTAGAAAATATTAATAATGGATTGGTTGGTAGAATCATTCGTAGAGGTGCGAATCATTTAATCTGTGTAACAGAAGATAAGATTATGTTTAAGTCTTGGGTTAAGGATGTTGTTGAATCTGCCTTTACTAAGATATCTGGTGTACCTGCTAGTCAGAGGGAAGTTGGTACAGATGCTTTAAGAAAATATACCGAGAGAATGGTGCCTGGAAGTGCTTGGGGAATACAATTCATAAATAAATATAGAAAAAAATAAGTACATAGTATTATTCCAATGAGTAATCAAATTTCTGAGGAAGCTCCAGCAAAGGAGAAGGGTTCTCCTGCTGCTGCCCAAGGTGGTGTTGAAGAGAACTCTGATAAGACAATTCGTCAGGCTGTATATGATATACGTTATAGAGCAAGACGGGAAGAACTTGATTTAAGACATGCATTTTCTCAGTATATGGGAAGCAGTAATCTTAATCAACAGGAGAAAACTGCTGTCCAAGAAAAACTTTTCGGTAAAGAAGGTGGTGGGGGTGCTCCTGCTGAACAGGCAGAGTCATTAGCGGTTGATAGTATTGTTAATGCAATGCATAAAGTATTCTCAGAGAATAAAACTTGCTGTAAGAAGTGTGGTAGTTATGAACATACAACTAAGGAATGTACTATAAAAGAAGATAATATTGCTGAAGGAAACCCAGTTCAAAAAGCTTGGAATAAGTTTGTTCCTCCTCCAAGTCAATCTGCTAATCCAAATGTAAGATCTGGAAAATTGACACCTGGTAAATTAGAATCAGGTGCTTTAAAGACTATGAATAAAACTGCAGAGACTATAAACAAACCCATTAAAACTGCTGGTAAAACAGTAAAAAATGTAAACAGTGCGGCAAAAGCAGTAAAAGGTGCAGTAGATACAGTAACAAAAGGAAGCAGTAAAGTAACAAAAGCAGTTACTGGTGCAGCTAAAAAAGTTGCTTCAGCAGCATCAAAGAATCCTAAAACAGCAGCACTAGTTGCTGGTGGTGCTCTTGCAGCAGGACTTGCTGGTAAAGCAATTGCTGATAGAAAGAAAAAGAAAACTGTAAAAGAAAGTGCATCAGAACAAAAGTATAAGGTAAGAGTTCAAGACAAAGAAAAACCTTCCTATGTACGTTATGCTGATCGTTCTAAGATTAATCAACTTCGTTCCAATCCACAAATTTCTTCTGTTGAGATGACTGGACATGGAGATCCATATGAAGGTGATAAGGATAAGAAAGCTTCTACTTCATCTATTAAACAGAAAGGTAAAAAGGATGAAGTATCTGGTAAGGATAAGAAAATTGATTTGAAGAAAGAAGAAGTTACCAATGAAGCTCTTGGTGCAGTTGCATTAGGTGCTGGTAAAGTTGCATTAGGTGGTGCTAAACTTGCAGGTAAGGCAGCAGTAGGTGGTGCCAGACTAGCAGGTAAAGCTGCAGCAGGTGGTGCTAGACTAGCAGGTAGGGCAGCAGTTAAAACTGCTAAAGTTGCAGGTAAAGTTGGAAAAAAAGTTGGAAAAGCTGCAGTTAAGCAGGCTGGTAGGACTGCTATGGGTACTGCACATAATACATATAAAGTTGGAAAAGCTGTTGTAAATAGAAGTGGTAGAGCTGCTAAAGGTGCTATTAA